AGAAGGAGGTCAGGCCACGGATTTCGTAATTATGATTGGAATGTTGGAATATCTGTTCCTCTTGATTTTAAGTTTGGCAAAAGGAGATAATATATGCCATCTGGAATAAATTATAAGGCTATAAGGTCATATATTCAAAAAGGAGGATTTGAAGGGCCATCTCATCATTTTGGGAAAGTACCTTCAGACAAAGAAGGAAACGTAATAGGAAAAAGTGGAGTTACAATAGGTGTTGGTTTTGATTTAGGACAACATAATGAACAAGATTTAATTAATATGGAATTTAGTAAGGGTATGAGAGATAAATTAGGACCCTATCTTGGAAAAAAAGGCCAAGAAGCTAAAGATTTTAAAGAAAAAAATCCTCTTATTTTGGGTGCGGATAGTCAAGATTATTTAGAAGTGATTATGAGACCAACTAAATACTATACTGATATATTGGCTTCAAAATATGATCAAGCTACTGGGGTTGCTGGAGATTTTGAAAGTCTTGATCCTGCAATACAGGGAACTTTATTTAGTGTTACGTATCAAATGGGAATGAGTAATCCTGCTAGGGACACTCCTAAGTTTTGGAAACATGCTACTAGTAAAAATTGGAAAGGTTTAGTGAGTGAATTAGAAACAGGAGATTGGGGAAAGAACAAAGAAGGGACAAGAGAGGGTCTTGATTATATTTACAATAGAAGAAAGCGTGAAGCATCTATGTTAAGAAGCTCTGGAGCTCTTATTGGACAATCTGTTATTGACCAAGATGGCCCGAATATAGGAGGAGTTTATAAATAATGCCTAGATTAAGCAATAAGAAGAAAGCTGAATCAGTTAGAGAACTGTGGCAGAAAGCTGCATCTAATGAAAGGCAAAAATGGAGAAGTATTAATCAAAGGGGATATGACTTTTATCTTAATGACCAGTTAACAGCTCAGGAAAAAGATGATTTACAAGAAGCTGGGATGCCTGATTTTATTATTAATAGGATAACTCCTGCTGTTGAGATGATGAAGTTCTTTGTAACTGCAAATAGCCCGAGGTGGCAGGCTGTAGGAACTGAAGGTTCTGATGTTGATATAGCGGCTGTTCACTCTGATATAGCTTCTTATTGTTGGTATATATCAAATGGTAAGTCTCTATTTTCACAAGTAGTCCAAGATTCATTTACTAAAGGTATTGGATATATGATGGTTGATATTGATGCTGATAGAGATAGAGGCATGGGAGAAGTTGTTTTTAAACGTATTGAACCTTTTGATGTATATGTTGATCCCATGAGTCGTGATTTTCTATTCAGAGATGCGTCTTATATTGTAGTAAAGAAAGATTTACCTAAGAGTCATTTAATCAATTTACTCCCGGACCATAAAGCTAAGATAAAGAAAGCGTCAGGTTCGGTTAACCAATTTGGTTCTGCTAGTTTAAGGGATATAGCTTCATCTGAAAGTGTTCAATTTGAAGATATGGGTTCAAGAGCTTATTTACCTGATGGTAAAGAAGATGATATTATAGATTTTTATGAATTGTACGCAAGAGAAAAACTACCATTTTATAATATATTTATGAAAGTTCCTCCAAGTCCTGATGAAATGGATCGTATTAATGGTATGGTCGAAGAAAGAATGGACTCTATTGTAAAAGAATTAACTGTTGCAGCCGAGGAAAAAGAACTTGGGATTAGAATGGCCTTAGATAATGGTGAGATTATTGAGTCGAGGGCTATGCTTGAATTAGAGAAACTTCAGAAAGAAACTCAGCAAGCAATAGAATCTCAGCAAGCAGCTATGGAAGCTCAGGTTACAGAGGAAGTATCTAAAGTTGAAAATAAGGTTGTTAGTGAGGATGAGTATAAAACTCTTATAAATAATGAAGATTTTGCAGCTGCGGTTGTTGATTTAGTAAAATTTCACGATACAAGAGTTAAAGTTACGTGTGTCGTAGGTGACACTTTGTTATATGAGTATTATTTAGCTAATACTGATTATCCAATAGTTCCATTTCCATATACTTATACAGGAACTCCATATGCTATGAGTGCAGTTACTCCTCTTGTAGGTAAACAGCAAGAAATAAATAAATCTCATCAGATAATGCTTCATAATGCTAATTTAAGTTCTAATCTAAGATGGCTTTATGAAGAAGGATCAGTACCTGAGGATGAATGGGAGAAATATTCATCTTCACCAGGTGCTTTATTAAAATTTAGACAAGGATTTACTCCTCCAACTCCAGTACAACCTTTGCCTCTTAACTCAGCTTTCTTTAGTATAACTCAACAGGGAAAACAAGATATAGAATATATATCAGGAATACCAGGGGCTATGCAAGGTGTAGAATCTGAAAAGCATGAAACATATAGAGGAATGCTCGCTTTAGATGAGTATGGTACTAGGAGAATAAAAGCTTGGAGTCAGACTATAATGGAACCTGCGTTAGAACATTTAGGTAAAATCTTTATGGAAACAGCTCAGAATACATATACGGCTCACAAAGTATTTAGGATAGTTCAGCCTGAAGCAGGCGGACATGGTGAAAAGAATATTGAAATTAACGTTCCTATATATAATGATTTTGGTGATGTAATGAATAGGTGGAATGACTATGCTTCAAGTAAATTTGATGTAAGATATGTTGGAGGTTCTACACAACCAGTTAACAGATGGGCTTTGATTGAAGAATACTTTAGGTGGTTCCAATCAGGACTTATTGATGATATAGCAATGTTAGCTGAAACAGATATAAGAAATAAAGAGCAGATTATACGCAGGAAAAGTGTATATGCTCAACTTAAGCAGCAATTAGAGGAAATTACTGAAGAGCTGAAAGATCGTGATGGTACTATTGAGACACTGTCAAGACAAGTTGTCCAAGCTGGAATAAAAGATAAAGTTAGAACAGCTGATACTGAAGTGAGGAAAGATGTACTTGAGACTGAAGCTCAGCAAAAGTATTTACGTAGCTTAATGAAAAATGAATCAAAAACAACAGAAAATACTAGTTGAAAGGTATAACTAAACGCAGTTAAATTAATGGAGGTACATTATGGCACTGCAACAAGAGCAAAACGATAACCTGTTAGAAGATAACAGCTCCGAAACTCAAGAAATGTCTTCATCTGACTTCTTTAATGAGTTAGATAGACAAGTCAATGGTGCTGTACTAGACAGTGCTGGGGAGACCGTCCAGCGCGACAGCGTAACGGCTAGCAATAGCCCTCGCGAAGAATCAGTCGATAAACAAGGTCACAATTACGAAAAAAGGTATAAGGATTCAAGCAGAGAGGCCACGAAGCTGAAAGGCAGACTGGATGAACTTGAGCCTTATGCGCCTATCTTAGATGACATGAGAGAAGACCCTAATTTAATATCTCATATTAAGGGATATTATGAGGGCGGAGGTTCAACACCTGGAAATCTCAAGGAAAGACTAGGACTAGACGAAGACTTCGTCTTTGATTATGACGAAGCTGTTGATAATCCCGATTCTGACTCAGGAAAGTTATTGAATTCCACCATTGATGGTGTAGTACAAAAACGTCTTGGTCAGTTTGCCGAGAAGTCAAAAGAAGAAAGTCAACGCATTTCTGCGGAACAGGACTTTCGTAGTAGACATCAACTAAGCGATGATCAGTTTCAACAAGTTGTGCAATTTGCACAATCGAGGCCTCTAACTTACGATGATATTTATTACTTGATGAATAAAGGCAAGAAGGATAATAAAATAGCTCAGAATACAAAAGGCGAGATGATGGATCAAATGAAGAAAGTTCGTGAAAAACCTTCTTCAGCAGCTTCATCAGGCTCTAGTGGTAGTTCATCTCCTGGGTCGAATGACGACCGAGTGTTTAACTCACTCATAGATATAGATAAGGAAATGGAACAGGCTTTTAGTTTATAATAATTAAAAGTCTTAATTGTTAACTTAAAGGTAAATAAATGTCTGATATTTTTACACTTGGAACCTATTCTGATGTTGCGTCTTGGTCTGATGGTACATCTAAAGATACTGGTGATCTTAGGCGAAGGTATAATTTTGGAGACCGTGTCTCTGAATTAGCCATCGCACAGGACCCTTTCTTTAGATTCGTATCTAAAATAGCTAAGAAGCCAACTGACGATCCAGAGTTCAAGTTTACTGAAAGACGACCTTCTTACCATAAACGTTATGCTTACGTCTCAGGTTGGATCGAAGATGATAATACAGATGTATTAGGTGGCACCAATGGTGACGCTGATTTTACTATGTATAATGATGGTGGCACTCCTGCCGCTGCTTCAACTGGAGATATTTTCAAGGTTTATATGTCAACTGACTATGAATCTGCTGGAAATATGCAAAACGTTCAGGGACAATCAACAGGCAAAATCGACGTTGGTGCCTCAGGTACAAGACCCGCTTTCTTCTTACCAGATCAGGTAATTAGAGTGCCGTTGTCAAGTTCTGATGGTGGAGGCTCTGGAAGTGCCGCTGCTGGAGGATATATCCTTGGTCGAATTAAAACTGTAACAGGTTCTCTTACTAAAGATAGTAGGGAATGTGTACTGTTAGAGTGCGAAGTTGTAAAAGCAGCCGCAAGTGGTTATGTCTACTTAGCTGGATGGCATAATGACGATGTTGGTTGGGGCAAAGCTGAAGCTGACGCAGCTGTTCACGACCAAAGCATTTCTGATACATTAGAACTATTTAGAACTTACGTTGTAGGTAGTGCTCATGGCCAAGGTACTGGATACCCTGAAACTTGGAAAGATCAACCTTTTACGACTGGTTTTGGCCTGACTCAGATTTTCAAAACTGCTATAGCTATGGATAACACGACTCGTGCTACCGTACTAAAGTATGAACCGAATGAGTTCGCTCGAATTTGGCGTGAAAAGCTGATTGAACACAAGTGGGATATTGAAACTGCTTTATTATTTGGCTCACAAGCCTCTGTAAGCGATGTTCAATATACTCAAGGAGCAATTGATTTCGTTTCCAGTTATGGAAATGTTTTCTCATTGACACATGCTACTAAGACTCAAGATGATTTTCTTGATGATTTAAGCAAATTCCTTGATCCTCGTTACAACAATGCTAACGCTACTGTATTCTTCTGTGATACTGCAACTTATAATTGGTTGCATAAGCTCAGTGGATATATGGCTAACAATCTTGGTATGATTGGACCTGGAAATTCACAACCTGATGATGCTGGTTACGGTAGAGCTAATATGGCTTTAACTGGTAAAACCAAAGCATTTGGTGTTGATATTAACGTTATTAGTACTCCTTATGGTGACATGAGAGTTGTACGTAATATTCACTTAGATAAGTCCTCGATTAAACTTATTGGAGTCAACATGAGATACTGTGCATACAGACCTCTTGTTGGTAACGGTTTAAATCGTGATACTTCTATCTATGTTGGAGTTCAAACGCTTGAGAATAGTGGCGTTGACCGCAGAGTTGACCTAATCCAGACTGAAGCTGGGATGGAATGGCAAATGCCTGAAGCCCACGCTTATTGGTCTTAATAGGAGCTATAGATAATGGCTAATCCTATGTATGGTCAAAACAAAGCGGACAATGCGATTGATCGTGGGAAAAGTAGTGCTATCATATTGGATGCTGCAACAACGTTGACTGCATCTCAATCAGGTACTACTGTTCTTATGAACGTTGCAAACGTTGAGCTAACGTTGCCTTCTGCTGAAGCTGGGCTACAATTTAGAGTTATAATTGGCATCGACGCTACAGCTGGAATGACAGTGGTAGCCGCTAGTGGAGAGTGTTTCTTTGGTCAAGTCAGGTTGATTTCAACCACTGAAGACCAATCAGAAATTCAAGACGTCCCCTATGCGACTGCTGTTGCAACCCCAGGTAGCTATGACAACTTTGACTTTGTAAGTAATAGCGCGACTCTTGGCGGAACATCTGGTGACTACGTTGTGTTTACAGCTGTTGACGATAAAGCTTGGTGTGCAAGTTGTGTATTAACAACTGTTCATGCAAACCCAGCTAGTGTTGCAGTGATTAACGCAGGTTAGTGAAGTTCGTTAAAATCTGAAAGTCGTGAGGTAATAGCACGATATAAAGATTCAAGTATAGGGAGGCTCGATACTTCCCTATACTACTATTTTAAATACTTGTCAGGGGGAGAAACTGCTTTTATTTTCCTCCTTTTTTATGAAGGTGGTTACTCTTCCCTGACTTTTGAACTGGAATAAATATGGCAACAACAAATATATCAACTGA